ACTCGCTTAGTGCAGTACAATTCGGGTATGAAGTCAGGTCTATTCTTAACTTCAAGGTTCAACCAAAAATCTCTGTCTTTACTTAAAATCTGCTGTACATTACGTGTTATGATATGGTCTTCTAACATTTTAGGGTTATTGTCTGTATCAAAATACTTACAATATGCCCCCCAAAAGTCTGCAAGACAATCGTCAATATCAAGCCCTATTCTTAAACCTATGTTCATTGTTAATCTCCTTTTAATGACTTAGAATTCTTCTATGTCATAGATGTTTCCAATTACTATATCTGCTTGAGTGTTTAGAATAGTGATTAAATCCTCCCAATCGGATGGAATATCAATATCCTCATAATCTTCTGTAAAAGCATTTATAAACTTCTGCTGAGCATCAGAGAAGTTCCTTGCACGTACCTTCTCAATCCAGCAATGACCATCCCCATAACATGGGAGTAGGTAAGTTGTCATAAATTTATAACTCTTATTGGTTTTAAGTTGAAAGAACTCGGAGTTATTTGTACCTTATCCTTAGTAAGAATTACATTCTTACTTAACGATTCAGGTGGATAGAGATGTGTCTTTATCTTAGAAGTCTTCAGATACTCTACAAAGTGTGCTCCAAATGCAGCATTCTTTATATCATGTTTCTGAATTATTTCTTCTAAGTATTCAAACACACCAGGTTCAATACCCTTATTGCTTCTACCAGAAGGCATTAAAGGTAACAATACATGATAATAAATACTATCACCATACCTAACTACAGTATCATAGAACTCGTCTACAGAAACCTTATCAGATATAATATGATGAATATTTACATTCGTATTACCCCACGTTAATAACTTATTAATAGCTCTATGTGCTTGGAGCCTTATGCTAGGATTACCTAGACTAACTGCAACTCCTCCAACATACTCCTTAGTATAGGCAAGGATTTCTCCTCCCTTAACATTGTCTCTAGCTATAATAAGACCATTAGTGGTGTAATTAGGAACTACTCCAGTATTATATACTGTTTCGAGGAACTCACAGAAGTCTGGATGCATAGTTGGCTCTCCAGTAGAACCAATAGCAATCTGGAATGGCTTACTTGTGTATAGCACTCCATCCTTTAATTCAGATTGATATACGTACATCCATTTCTTCCATGTCTCACAGATGTCAGGATAGTTAATACCACCATGCCCTGCTGATACATAACAGAAGTCACATTCAGCATTACATACAGTATTAATACCAACATCATAAAATTCAGCCATATCGGGTGGTAATTCCTTAGCTACCCCAGTACCTACTCGGATAGTCTTTAGATTTGCCCATATAGCCTTATAGTTATGTGCAGGAAACTCTCTTACCTTAGTTCCCCAGCTTGTCCAATCTTTCATTCGTATTCTATTGTATAATTATCTTTAAAGTACTTGTCAAGAATTGCTTCTAATCCTGCTTTATAAAACTCTGTTGGAGCATCACCATAAGGAAGCCATAGTGTAACACTATCATCCTCCTTATATAATGTAGGCTCCATATCAGAATATCCATACCCTGCTGGGAATAATGGCTTCAATAGCTCATAGATGGCATCCAAGTCAGCTCCACTAATGGTACAGAATATCTCCGAAGAGCTATTAGTAATTACATCAGAGAATGATTGAATATTAATTCTTAACAATGCGCCCGTCTGAGTCTTTAACTCTTTCATGGTCAGATGCTATACATTTGAAATTCTTAGTTAAAAATTCATCTACAGTATGGTATCCATAATCGACTCTAACAACCAGACAGCCTTTAGCAACACTTAAAGGTACTTCGAAAACCCAAGCCACATAGTCTTCCTTAGATTCAAATGGAGTTCCATTATCATCACATTCATCCCACATATAGGCTTCTCTACAATACTCCTTAAAGTTACTTACTTCAATCCCACAGCACTCTCCAGAATAGAACTCTTCGCCCTCATATTTCTTGTGTATTCCCTCTAATACCTCTTCTAATGCTTTGGCAGTATAGGAAGTATCAACAATATAAGTTTCAGAAGAGCTATTGGTTATAATGTCAGAGAATGACTGAATTGGTATTAAGTAGTACTTAGTTGTAGCACGCTTCGACACAGAATAAGTCATTTATTTTGTTTAGTATGGCAATGTCAGAATGCTCTGCTTCACCCTTAGGAATAATAGATACCTCAGTAGTTGGATATCTCCAGTCACTCTCAAAGTCTCTGGTGTACTCTTCGATGGTGGGTATCATATTACCAACTAAACCAATTTTAACTAATTCGGCATATGCTTCAGAATCACTAATGAAGTGTCCTGTATTATCTTTACGACACCTTATTTCTTCAATCGTATCTAGATGTATCTCATCAATATCGGACTTATCAAGGATGTCTTCGAAATATGACTCAAGCATATCCTCATAGTTAATACTAACGGTGAATAAGTCGTCACAGGACTTATCTGAACCACTAATCTTTAAAATTACATTAATAATATCTTTTACAGCATCAACAGTGTATTGTGTAGCCTCTTGATAGACTTCCATACTACTGTTAGTTACTACATCGTTTAAAGATTGCAGTTTAAATATCATCCTAAATGCACATTCCAACCATTAAATAAATTGTTAATCTTATCCCAAGTATCATAAGGGATACTGTTGTCGTCATAACTTACAACCAATACTTTACCATCCAGCCCTCTCACATCATAACGCTTACCGATGTTCCATACTGTAGGTTCAGGACCATTATAGTTCTCTAGGAACTCTTTCGCAATGTCATAAAGAGGTTCTTTAAGAATGTAGTTATTCTTGAGTAGGGTACGCCAATTCATACTACCAACAGTCTCTTCTCCATCCTCTTCGAGAGTCTGGTTAATAAGTTCACCAACCCTACCCCAATTGTTATTCAGATATTCCACAAAAGCATCATGGATAGGTTCTTTGTACTTATTACTATAGGCATAGGTTTTATGTTTATCATCCATATCAATAACTTGATATGGTTGAAATAAGAACTCCATTCGTAAGTCAAGGACATCTTTCTCATCCTCAGGGTCCATAAACCATCCTTCAGCTATACTGAAGATAGAACCTGGATAGCTCCAGTCCTCCTCAATTTCACCACTGCGAACTTTCTTACGCCATTCACGAAAGTCCTTTAATGAAAAAACCTCCGGATAACTAAACCCAGAGGTGAATGTGTGAAGCATAGTATCGACCTCTTCACACGTCTTTCCAGTGTCTAAGATAAACACCTCAGACGAACTATTAGTAATAATATCACTAACAGTTTGTACCGGTATAACTAATATATTCATAATTAATTCTTCCTTATTAAATCATAAAAGAATTCTTTGGACATCATAACATACTGTCCATCAGAAGCCATATTGACCTCTTTGTCAATTTGTTTATTCCATACTATCACTAATGGTCTATCTTTACGAGGACACGATTTAATGATTTCTGAAATCGAAGGAGTATTCTTGGTACATTTACACTGTACATAACAAGGTAAGTGGTCTATAGTCTCTGCTATATCAATCTTGTCATTATCTAAGTTCTTAGATTCTGACCTAGCTGACTTTAGTCCAGCATACCCTAGTTCTGTAAGCTCCTTAATAATCTTCAACTCATAATTGTTTCCTTTACGTCTGGCATATGCACCATTACGTTTCTTCTTAGGTTTCTCTGCTACTTCTTCTGGCATATTCTATTAATTCTAAAGTTTTCTCTCGTCCATACATCTTATGAAAGTCTGATATATCTTTGGCTCCATAACTACGAGGAATCCACATACATTCTACATCAAATGACTTTCTAATCTTATTCATGTTATGAAGACCAGTTAAGTCATTGTCATAGAATACAATAATCCTCTTAAATCTACTCTTCAATTTAGAGAATTGACTTTCAGTTAGGAATAGATTCTCAGAATTTGGAGCAATAGCTGTAATTCCGAGAGAATACAATGTCATTACATCCTTTAGACTCTTAGTTATTACTAAGACATCATCTTCTTTAGGAAGTTGTTTAGCACCCTGTAAGAGGAAAGATTTCCAATTAGATAGAAACCTCAATTCATGCTTCTTATTAAAAGGGAAGTAGATTCTCCACAATTCTGTTTCGTTCTCATTCTTACCCCTATAATATCCAAATATTGGACAACTCTTAGTAGATGTTGTAAAGAAATTACCATTTAGAAATACGGTCTTACAAGAGAAGACCCTAAATTTCTTTAGAATCTTCTCTGTAATACCAAATTGCATCCACCATTCAAGTTCTTCTTTAGAGAACTCTTGAATTTCTACCTGTATATTAGCTTCCTTACACTCTTTGAGTTCATTCGTACTAATAGTAACAGGTTTAGGATTCTTTTTAAGTTTAGGATGTTTAATGTAACCAAAGTCATTGGCAATCATTCTCAATGCTTTATAATAGGTTAGCCCATACTTGTACATAACCACACTGATAAAATTACCATAAAATGCACCACTAAAGTCCTTCAGAACAATATCTCCACTCTTGTTCCTGTAAAAGGAGCAGGTGGGATTATTGTCTGCTCTCAAAGGAGATTTAAACAAACCCTTCTTAACTGGTATGCCTAAATAATATTCGAGATATGTTTCTTGAGATGCTCTGTCTAATAAATATTGTTTAGTAATCGTAGGTTCAAATTCAAGTTTCATATTAATTCATATGGTTTGTATTAGAACCACAAAGTTACTAACTATTTATTATACTTCAAAATCCAAGTCTTCGTTACCTGCTGCTGTATCGTCAGTAGCATCTACGTCATCTTTTACAGCTGTAGGTTTAGCGTTCTTCTGCTCGTTCATCTTCCTAACCTCATAGTCAGAGAATGCTACAGTATCACCCAACCAGTTGTTGTTGATATAAGCATCACCTTCCTTGTTAATACCAACGAAGCTAGGCAAAGATGCAAAACCCTTGCTATTTCCAATTAACTTCAACTTAGTCTGTTTGTTTACAGCCTTAGCCAAAGCCTTATTCATGATTTCAATCAACTTTTCAAAATCGTCAGGCAATGTAAGACCAGATACAGCCTTAACAAACTTCTCCATCATTTCAGGAGCAAGATTTGTCATTACATGAGATACAGTGAACTGAAGTTGTTCCAAAGCAGAAGGAAGTTCCCACTTCTTACCGCCAGTTTCACCAGTTACACGCTCATTACCACCGTCACCAGGACAGAAGATAAGAGGTTCAAAGATTCCTTCCTCGCCAGAGAACTTAATCTTCATTGCTTTCCACTCGTTACCTTCTTTGTTTGTGCCCTTAGCCAGCTCGATACCTTTGAATACTACATCATAGATACCCCATGCTTTCAGTCTTACTACTGCTGTACCTTTAACGTTATTCAGATTGAATGTCATTCCTGCCATAATATTAAAATTTAAATTTCAAATGATAAGTCGTCAATCTCGTATGCTTCATCATTATCTAGGCTTGTGTCCAATGGTAAATCCTCCACTGGGTTTTCATCTTCTTTAATTTTAATATTATTATCTTTTATTTCTTCTGACCTGTCCTTGTTACCAATTAACACGAACAAACCATCATGTCCTTTCCACGGAGTTACAGTGAATGTATCTCCATATTTGGACAATAAGTCGTTTGCATTGCCTCTACAACTTACTGTAAGGCTCTTAGTTAATTTGTTACCAGACTTGGTCTTCCAGGCTGTATCAGTTCCTATAATAGGGAACATCAATCCACCCTTCTCAATAGGCTGATACTTAATATCTAACCTATTCTCCCATTCTACACCCATTAAGGATGCAGCCGCCCTATTAAGGACATATTTGTTAGACTCCAAGGTAATCTGAGGTTCAGCAGAATCCTCTGCTTCCTCAGCCTTAGTGCTTGTCTTCTGAGCTTTCTCTTTAACTTGCTCCTGCTTTAGAAGTACACACTCCTTAGTATCAGGATTATAGTCAAAGGTAATCATCATTTTTATAATCATTCCTCGTCGTTGTTATAAGCATCAATTACCTTAATAATCTCGTTCAAATCATTATCAATTAACAAATCATCAAACATACCCATCGGAGTCTTTGCTACACACTCTCCGTCAGTATTAGTAAGGAATTTATACTCCATTCTGCCAGAATCACCTTCTTGTACCTTAGTAAAGAATACATAGGTGAATAGACCTTCCAGAGTAACTTTCTCTGCCAATAACTTACCAATAGTCTTGATTGAATATTTAGGATTCATGGCATCACCGACATTCTCACTATGAGTAAGGAATATCATTTTGCAATCATCCCTCATAGATTCTGAATACCTAAGTACTTCCATAGCGTGCTGAGCTAACTCAGTAAACTTAGTATAACCCACTTCAGTTGCTCTATCAACAAACTCATAACTCAACATATACTGCCAGTCATCAATGATAACTTGCTTAATATGAGGCATCTTTAGATTAACAATCTTCAAGATGTTAATGATTTTGTCATACTTAGAACTAACATAGTAGTTACCAACCCATTCAGAGCCCTCCTTCTTAATCTCTTTATATTTCTTCTTATATCCTTTAAAAGGCAAGGGCTTACCAGTAGTAGAAATCAAGAAGGTTTCTTCTGGGTTTAAATTTCTTAAACAAGTACTCTTACCAGTACCACTCTCACCAACAATCGCAATAGTTTCTGCTGCCATTTACTATAGAACTAAAGTCATTTTTGAACTAGAATCTTGTTGTTCTTCTTGAGTAATCTCTTGGCATGAATCTTCTAATGAATCAGTAATTAACCAATCAGGGGTTAAATACTTCTCATAGTTTGTAATCTTGGTTGCAATCGGAAGTTCTCTAAACAAGCCAGTCTTACCATAGAATCCGAGACCTACAGCAATGTCTGCTGCACCCCATCTATTCTTTAATACTACTGCACTTCTAAAGTTCTCTCCAATTTGTTTTATGTCATATCCTCTATACGAAGACATCTTCTCTCTAAAAGGATAAAATAATGCTAATACTATGTTGGCATCCTCTGCTGGATTACCAGTTCCCTTTAAATCGTCTAACTGAAGTTCTTGGAAGTTTAACTTCCTTCTCTCCACATTAGAGGAACCTCTATTTACCTGCATTACCACCACGGGACTAATCTTACACTTATTTCTAAATGAAACTAGTGAAGACGACATAGCATCCATCTCATCCTTCTTAGTATTACCAATAGAAGGTCTAGCTAAACCAATATGGTCTAGAATAACTAATATGATGTGATTGGGTCTAAACAGAGTATATGTATCACCCTGGAATTTACCAAACTGCTTTAGGGATTCCATAAGGAAGTCTACCATGCGCTGGTTATTCAAAGGCTTATCATATATTATCATGTGAGATTCAATCTTCTCAAGCATCTCTAAGGATTGACATACTAATTCATAGTCCATATCGGACAGAGTTGTGTCTTTACTTCTAGAAAGTAGTTCTTTAAAGGATAATTCAACACCAAATGTTTCATATATATAGATAGATAGAATCTTGCCAAGCAGTTGCTCAGCAGTCATTTCTAAACTGAAATATATAATATGAAAATCTGGATTGTCAATATTCTCCATTATAGGCTTATAGATGAATGAATGTAATGCAAAAGAAGTCTTACCAGAGCCAGTACCACCAGCTATTAAGTAATATGTCTCTTGTGCTACACCATCCACAAATCTCTCTAGTTTAGGAAGACCCATTGATAAGGCATGATTCTCTCCTTTCCTACCTCTATCAATTAACTCCTTTAAATTCTTAGTTATCCTACCCATTAAATACTCTTGATAGTATCAAACCTCATAGTCCCATCTCCGTTCTTAAGCTCTGCAATATTCTGCCAGATTTTACTTATCATAAAGTCAGCAATATTCATGTTAAGAAGATTACAGTTGTTATCCTTAGCCCACCTAATGAGTTCCAATACTTCATTGTGCTTATCCTGCTTCCAGCCTATAGATTTACCATAGGCATAATAGAACTCTTCTTCTGTACTAAATTTCTTAGCCCAGTTGTTTAACGGAACTTCAACTCCATTAATTAGTCCATTGTGAGGATAAGTCATTAAGAACTCTGCGCCTAAATCACCACTAAATTTCCTATAATTATTAAGAAAGTTCTGGTTGAATATAACACATTCAGGGTCAAACTTCTGACCCTTATCAGGAACCTTATACTGCTTAGTAATGATTCCCTTAGCCTGGAGACTTAATAATAAATCTCTAAGATTGGTTCTAGTTACAGGCATAGTAAAATACTTAACTAGATATTCTTTATGCCCTTCTTCTATGCTAGCTAGAAATAATAAATCAATTAGTAAGACCTCTTCTGCTGTTAGTCTATACTTCTCCATCATTACTAATTGATTGTCTACTGTTAAACTTAGTTTTTCCAATTAAATAAATTGTTAGCCAATAACTAAACAATCTACTAACTGTAAAGTGTTTATTCTGATTTCTCAGCGTTGTCAATTACATACGGGTTCAAGAACTCCTTCTCTAGCGTATATCGCCTTTCCTCCACTTGTGGTATAGAAATCATCTTCTCAGTAAGCCCTTTGACTTTCGGAGACATATTATTATACCTATCCATGAATTTATTGAGAATAAGAAGCTCTAACATTCTCTCTGTTGTCATCTTATTAACGTGTTAAGAGTACAAAGATACTAAAAATCTCTTAAATTACCAAATGAATCTACACAAACTTTAAGCTACATAATAGCTTATTGCAGTCTATGCTTTTACCTTGAAAGTCCGCTGTTACGATTCTGATATATCTGCCAGCTGCACATAGTTCTAATAGGTGTAAGAACTGTATAGCATTGACTTTAACATCAACTACATTGTTGGACCGTTCATAATAGGTTACATTGAACATTAGAATCTAAACATCATTTTAGTTTGCTTCTTCTTCTTAGGATTAAATGGTCTTCCCTCAAGGACATCTATAAGATTTTCCTCACTAATAGGGATATATCTTCCAGTACTGGTAGACTTCCTAAACCATTCCTCCTCTACAGTTCCCTTAAGAACTAAAGTGAAGACTTCAGCAACTTTGCCCTCCTTCTGACGGATAACTCGACCCACTCTCTGTTTCTTAGTAGTAGAACTACTATTAAAGCCCAATATAACTGATACACTGATGTCGGGACAATTAAACCCTTCATTCAGTTTCATAACAGTATTCAGTACGCCACCATCCTGCTGTACAAACTCTTGTAAACTCATCCTACCCTTCTTAGTGGAATCTTTACCAGAATATACAGCACCATACTTAATCTTCTCAGCCATAGCTATAGTAGCACTAAAAGTTATACACTTCTTGTCTTGTCTATGCTCTAGAATTAAGTTGGTAAGTTCAATCTTCTTAGGATGATTATATATGTATTTCTTACGAGCCTGTAAGGTTCTACTAAAGCCCATAGCATGAACTAAAATCTGCTTATTAACAGTTTTAAAATCCTCACTCTGGTCTTCTCTACACCTCTCTTTAGCTAACTCAGACCTTCTCTTCCAATCAGTTGCACACTTCATAGCAAGGTTAAAGTCATAGTTAAAGAATGAGAAATGCTCATAGAACTCCTTGTTGACCTCCTTATAGACATCAATGTCCTCTGGCTCAATAAGTACTTCATATTCTCGATAATCAGCGAGCCATTTATTCTCTATGGCTTCTTCTACAGAAATGGTATCCACAATAGGACACTTCTTACTTATAATTTCATCTTTACCATCCAATCTCTCAAAGGTCGCAGTTAACCCTAAGATTACTGTGTATTGGATGTTTTTAAATATGTTCAGTAGTGTGGGTGCGCCTACTTTATGAATTTCATCAATTACAAGCAAAGTACAACTATACTTATTAACTGATGTATCATTCATAGTCTTCACCGAGCATTGTTGGAATAAGTTCCAGTCAATTAGTTCCTGATTCCATTGTCTTTGAATAGGTTCACTTGGGACAACTATAATAACAGACTTAGTTGGATTCTTCTTCAAGAACCTACTTATAGCCATTAGACCTCCTCTAGTTTTACCTACACCAGTTGCCCAGTTTAAAGTCCCACACAACTTGTTATCTACCCATCGTTGAACACCTTGTTCTTGGCGTTCAGTTCTACTTAGATTTCCAAACAAGTCTGCCATATACTATCAATTTTACCCTTGAATTTACTCTTTATTCTATTGATAGTTATGTAAACAAAACTCCTATAATGAGTGAGTAAAACTCAGGAGTATAAATGTAGAACCAATATAGATGGATGTAAGCATTAAAGAGTATATCCTTTAGCTTCACAAACCTTCTTAATTTGGTTCTTACGAGTCTCCCACTGGTTGATGTGGAACTTAACCTCATCCTCCAAAGAGAATAGGATTCTGTTCCTCAATGTTTCCAGTTGAGAAGTAGTAAGTTCAGAGTATTTCTTACTCTTAAGGTTTACCATAGCACGCAGTTGAGTGAATGATAGACCTTTCGGTGTCATATACAGGTTTGCAGTAGGGTTAAGACCGAGACGTTCTTTGGCTACTTCAGCCTTCTCACGATATTCTCCACTTGCAGTCTTCTCAGTCAAGTCTTTAGATTCCTGCTGTGTAAACCATAGACCTTGTTTTAAGATAAATGTTAATGTAATGTGCTGCTTGTTAAATTTACCCAACTTATCAAGACAGCCTTCAAGAACTAGTTCAATAGGAAGTCTCGCGAACTCCACAGGACAGTCCCCAACCAAAGCCTCAGAGATGAATGTTTCCTTGGTATCAATACCTTTGTTGTTATCAAGGAACACTCTCAACGAGGGTAAGAACGTAAATCTTGGAATACCTCTATCTTGCTCTAACCAGCGAAGGAATAACTCAGTATTACATCTTTCTCTTTGGTCTTTAATAATGTCCAACAGAACATATCGACCCGGATGTTCTTTGCTGTCATTATACAGCATTGATTCACAATGGTTATAGAACGTTCTTAGTTCTTTATCGGAACAATCAACAAGTCGTCTTTCTTCTTGTATGAATTGTCCATTTACTTCAACCTTGCGACCTTTCCATGTGAAAGTGTTAATGTCATTATTCTTCTTAGCAATAGCGGCAGCCAATTTTTCCTTCATCATATTGTTATTCTATATTATGTCTTTATCATATAAAATAATCTCTTTATTCAAATTCATCTTTTTATTACAGTATTAGATCTGATTCTGCTGGCTTCTCATAAACAAAGTCTATAAAATAAACTCCAGTAAAGCGGTAAGGTACTTTCTGACCTATTGTAGAGTCATACCAAGTATCCTCACCAGCTATTACCTCATTGTACTTTAAAAACCCTACATCACCTATCTTGAGAACCGGAGATTCCCACCTAGGTAATCGGGTTACCATTTCATAAGTCCCATTAGCTAAATTTTGGAAGACATAGATTATATAGCCACCTACATCTTCTCGTAAGGTTATTAACTTGGCATGGATTGTTTCCATTTACAGATACATTACTCCTACTCGTTCGTCGTAAGGAATGTTATCAGTAGCAGTCTCTACAGCCAGCCATTCACACTCTTCAATAGAATAACCATATTCGTTGGCATCCATTTCAGAGATTTCCTGAGCATAGAGTTCAGCTTCCAATAAGGATTCAAAGTTACCAGTCTCTTGGTAGTCTAACCTTCCCCTACGTCCAGAGTAGATGTTACATTCTATCATAATGATAAGAATTTTATAGTTAATCTTCCTTATCTTTGTATTTCCTACAACCGTATTTGGCATAATCACAAGCCGTGCCCTCTTGACCTCTGAAACAGGGGTATTTAGCACACTCCTTGCACGTACGCTCTGGATGTTGATATCTAACTCCATCCTTGTCTTTATCGAAGGAACTACTTAGTTGCTTTGCCATTGAATACCTAAGTCTAAGTATGAATTGGCAGACTCTTTAGCTATACCAGATAAATACGATTATACTAACCTCTTAAATGGGATTATAATTTTGTCCTCGACCCATTGTGCAAAGTTCTTATGATTACAGCCGAGTGCAAACATAACTACATAAATAGCTATCTTAGGCACTCCGAATGCTGAAAGAAGAACACATATAACAACGGCAGCTATTAAAGCTATAAGGTTCTTACCCTTAAAAATGTCTGTGAAATTCATACTTGTCATTTTAACAGTTTAATAATCTTGTTTGATATCCAATCTAAGTTCGCCATTACGTTTAGTATTAGTAATACCAATAGGAGGTCTGGGATAGTAAATAAAAATTGTATAACAGCTATGAACGATAAAACCATTGCTCCTACTGTATACTTCACTTTAGTAATAACGTTATTAGAAGGATCACACTAACAGTAACCCCACCAACCGTTAAACCCTTATAGAGTTTCTTCTTGGATTCAAGCTTATTAATCTCCTTAAGTTGACTCTGTATTACTTGCTCAGAGGCTTGTGCATGAAGCATAAGTCTATTAATCTGTGCATTTCTAACTGAATCAGTTCTTTCATAAGAGTTAATCAAACTTTCATAAGATGTTAATTGCTTTTTAAGCTCTGGAATCTCCAGTTTAAACTTCTTATGTTCCAAGAATATTAAGTTGGTAGCCTTTAGCTGTTGAGGTGTAATTACTACTAATGAATCATTTACCAACTTCGGATAGGTATTCTGTGAAGAACACCACATCATCGGCAATAGACTGATTAGTAATATC